AAGTTGTTCTGTTCCAAAAGCGCTAAGACTTTCTAAGTCACCAGATTCGAAATTCTTAGGCAATTCATCGTTCTTTCTTTGAGAAATCATTTCTGATTGCTGCGTTGCTTGTATTCTAGATCTCTCGTCTTTTCTATCCTCTAGCTTAGATTCTCTACTAGCTTCGGCTTCTACTTTTATTTTAGCTAACTGCATTTGATAGTTAAACTCTTCAGCCATTAGCTCTCTTTTTATTTGAGCTTCTGTTTGCATGCGCTGTATCTCAAACTGAGACTTGGCTTGCTCTATGTTCACTTTCTCTTGTGTTACGGCTTGTTGTTTTTGTACTTCTGCCATAGCGGCAGCTTCAGTAGCTTGAGCGTTTGCTTGAGCTTGAGCTTGTATGTTGGCTTGTTGATCAGCCATTTTTTGTTTGTAACGTTTCTTTTTCTTTAGCTTTAAAAGTTGATTAGCCATTTTCAAGTTTCTAACCTGACGTATATCTATAATATCATCTAAATCTATACCGCCTGACTTTAAGGCTATCTGTAAGTTTTGCTCTAGCTTAGACTTTTCTTCTTCGTCTGGTTCTAGTTCTAAATATATACCAAAGTCATGAAGATTTAAGTTTTGAATTTCAAAAAGAGTTTGAAAGTTGTAATTAGATATACTTTCTTTTAGAGAGTTAGCTGTTAGTGGGTAAGCTAATGAATCAGCTATTTTTAGAGATATGTTCTCGCATACTCTAAGCGTAAGATACAACTGAGCCTGCATTAGATGCCTTGTAGCTGTATTTGATGCGTTAACGGCCATCTTTTGCAACCCTAACAAAGAGTCTTTATCAGGAGTTGAACCATCTCTAGCTTCATTTAAACCTGTCACATCTCTTATCATTTGTAGGTAGTATTGATACGTACCTATTAAGCTTTGTATCTTGGCTTGACCAGAGGATGATGCTAATTCTTGAATAGGCACTTTACCAGCGTTCATACCTCCATCCTGAGTGAGTGATCTTCCAACTACACTACCTGTTTGAAAATACATATTCAAAGCTTCTGCTGGGTTATAGCTAGTACCGTTTCCTAGGTCAACTTCGGCTAAACCATCCATATCTAAAAATACACCGTCAGGTACTATTCTAGACATGACTTGCTGTAGCTTCAAATGTGTTAACTGAATCATGTCAGCAAACCCTGTTATTCTACTGACTATGGATTCTATTCTACCTTTGTACATTCTAGGTGCACATATAGAGTAGTTCATCTCTACTTTAGTGGTGTCGGCGAAAGGACGAGACATATTCTCTGCTAGCTTCCACTCTAGCATTTTATTGTTACCTAAAACTTTAGCGCCAGTGTATAAAACTTCTATACTTCTACTGACCCTTTCAAAATTGTCGTTAGGTGGAGGGTTGAACGAGTCTGTTTTTTCTATAGCTTTTTGTAAGCCATTTTCAGTTTGCTTTATTTTAAAAACCTGATCAACGTAGGTCTTGTATTCAAAATACATTACCTGAACAGTGTTTTCATCGTAGTTGCCCCAGCCTGTTACGTATTGAGAGTTACCAGGCATTTTCTGTATTTCGTCTAATTCTTCTTCTGATATGTTGGGGAATTGTTTTTTAAGCTCAGATATAGTTATCGACTTAACTTCTCCAACATAATATATATCTTCAAAGTTAGGATCTTCCGTATAAGAGTAAACAATATAAGCTGGGTCAACGTAATCTATAGTGACTCCATTAGAGGTATTGAAACCTGTTTTGACAGCAGCTATTCCTAGAACTGTTAAGTCGTGGTTTATTCTACGTCTTATCAAGTTGTACTTGTTTCTAGCTAAGGTATTATTTATAACCTCTTCTTCTGCAACTTCTACGCCTTGCTTGTAAGTAAGTTGCATGTGTAGTTCTAGCTCTTCTAGATCTTCAGGTAACTGATCTGGGTTTAGATTTGATCTAGATAAATCCAGTCCAGTGTTTCTTTTAGCTTGTTCTATGAGGTCTTTAGCGACCATATCAGCAGCTATACTATTAGCATGATCAGTTCTTTTCTTTTGAGACTCTGGGTCTTGAGCGTATGCAACTATATCATATTCTTTGTTAGACATACCATTAACTACTATATCTACAAATTTAGATATAACAGGTACAGGTTTCCAGTCTAGGTTTAAGTAAGACAAATCACCATTTATAGATAGTTCGTCTTTGTACTTAGCTATAGATTGCTCTCCTCTAGCATATAATCTTAATTGGTGAAAGTTACTGTAGCTTTGAGCGTATCTATTCCCGGAGCGACCCTCTTGAAACCACTCTCCTTCTATAGCTCTAGCTACTTGAATACCGTACTCTAAGCTTGACTTAACTTCTTCGCTAGCTACTTGACTAGGGAAAGAGCTGTTACCATTGGTGTATACTTTCATTTATCTTATAATTTTTGACGACGTACCTTTGTTGTCGTATCGTTTTATACCTAAATCTATTTTTTTACGCTCTCTTTTAGCTACAGGTGTATACCTGTTTTTATTACAAGCCATTATAGCTAGTCCCGAGCTAATAGAAGCATCGTGCTTTGTTCAATTGTTTATATTAAACTTAGCCCAGTCTTCTAAGGTTCTCTGAAAGTACATGTCCCCATAACCAGCAGCTGTTTTGCCTATGTTTTCCTCTATGTAAGTTTCAATAGCTGCGGCGTGAGCTTGCTTCATATCTTCACTAGAGTTTGGTACTCCACCTATTTCTCTTTCTGTTACAGACAATTTATTATACACCTTATCAGGTCTATTCATAGAAAACCCTCTATAACCTCTTCTCTTAAAATGATACAATAACCTAGGCTTATTATTCTCCGCTAGTATCGGCATGCCGTAAAATATGCAAGCCATAAGAACGTCTTCAAAGAAAATCTCAGCCGTTTGCGGTCTAGCTATATATTCTAAAAAAAATAGATTAGGTGGTACATTTTCCATAGAGAACTTAGTGAGACCATGTAAAGATCCGTTAGACCCTCTTTTATCAACAGTTCCTGATATATCATAACTATCACACCCAAAAGCGCCACAGTGATCATTACCAGGATATTTTATACCGTTTTTTACTATAATTCTATTTTGTAAATTAGATGGGGGTGTCCAAGATATTTTGAACCTACCGTCTTTATTTGGGTAAAATATAACTCTAGTATCTTTTATTCCGTTTTCCCAAGCAAAGCTACCGGTTGTCACAGCTGACGTGTTTCTTAGGTCAGCGTTGTAGTCTATCTGCTCGTATATCTTGGTTAGGTTAAACAGAGACTCTTTAGCTTCATCTCTAAAAGCGTGCTCCTCTGTTCGTGGAAATTGTCTGTAGTATTCGTTTAAACCATCTTGGTCATCTTTCAAACCTTCTACTTCATTGCTCCAGTGATCAACAACGCCTTGGTTTATAGTATCACCGAAAGGATCTAAAACTTCCTCTTCCGGTGTGTCGAATACAGGTGCTCCATAAGAATCAATGAATCCTTCGTAGTTCCATTCCATAGGTATGAACAAACTATATAGTCCCGAACTAGTCTGTCCGTTGCGGTTTCTTTTTTCGACGTTTGAAGCATAGTAAAGTTTTTTAAAGTTTTCACCACCCTTGTCTAAAGCGTTTGATGTTGAACCCATCATACACTTACCTATAATTCTAGAACCTAATCTAAGACAAGTTTTAGTTACTCGCCAGTTGTTTAAAATATTGTTTGGTCTCTCCCACTTTCCACTCTCGTCGTGTACTAGTAGCTTTAATTTTTCACCATCATAACTGTTGTCACCTGTGTTCTTCCAGTCTATAGTTGTGTCTAGTCCTTCTAACTCTTCTGGTTTATCTGTCGACGTTATACTTCTTCTAGTTAATTTAGAAGCTGGTACTCTGTACGCTAGCTCTGTCTTTGGTCTATCCATACCATCTTGTATGGGTTTGAAGAAAAACGGGTAGTTAACTGATATCGGCACAACCTTGTCTGTAAACATTTTCTTCGCATCGGGTCCTGATTTAGATAGTATTCCAAATCTCGCGTCACTAGAAATTGTAGCTTCATTAACTGTTTCTCCAGATGCCATGAACGAGAAACCCGAACGTCTGTTTTTGAGGTAGCACATACCGAAGCATCTCTTGTCTGCTTTACAGGCTTCCCAGAATATGTAAAACAATCTGTTTGCTTCTCTAAAGTCTGGGTTACCAACGTCGATCTTTGACCACTGAAGATACATATAGTGAGTACCTGTAATATAAGTAGCTTTATCATTGTTGTTAAACCAAAAACCTTCATTCCTTCTTTTGAACTCATTGTCTATGTAATCATACCACTTCTCTTTAAAACCTTCATCATAGTTTTTCCAGTCGAATATGGTTTTTATTTTTTGAAGTTCCTTAGGATAATCTAATGGTTTCCATTTCTTTTCCTCACCCTCGTGCACGTCTTGTTCTTTAGGTAGAGCTATCTTTAGATTTTGTATCTCGTATATCTCTCCTATTTTACCAGTCTTACTGATTACGACCATATCAAACTCTTGGTTGTAGCCGTACTCCCATTTGTTGTACCTATTTTTTTTATTTATTACCTTAGGTTTGATGTGATCGGGTAATATTCTACATAGTGTCTGTTCGTACATTACTTAGACCTTCCTTCTGCAAAGCCTTTGAAAGTTTTTTCTTTCTTTTCAGTTGGCTTATCATTAAGTATATTTTCTTCATCCTCTATACGTTTAAGTATTTCAAACGCGTCAAAAATAGCAAGCTTCTTTGTAGCAGCTGCATTTTTAAGTCTGTCAGCAGAGATATCATCATCAGAATCAACAATAGCTTCTTTAGCCACTTTTATTAATTCTTCAACTGCTCTTTGCCCAGCTAGGATTATATTCTTTTTCGTCTCCTTGGTATTCATATTTAATTGCAATATCATTTGATTTCATACAGTATAAACGTTCATCGTCAATTATAAACTCAAACTCACCGTAAGGCGTATAACCTACGAGGTCTCCAGGGACGATTTTAGCGGCTTCTAAGGAACTATTACCATATTTTAGTATTCCTATAAGCTTTCTCTCTTTATCCAGCGTTAGATGGTTATTATCTAACAGCGGTTTAACAAAGCATCTGTCTTGAAAAGCATTCCAAGAACCATTACTGTTATACAGGTATATTTGGTCAGGCGAACAAAAGTATAGATCATCTATAAATTTAGATCTACTATCTTTACGTTTGCCTCTAATATCAAGAAAACTTCTAAAAACATTGTGGTGTATAACTACCACGTCACCTTTTTTTATCGGTGTAGAGTAAGCTGAGGGAGTTGAAACTACTACCGCTCTGTTGCTCACAGCTTTGAAGTCTTCAGTATTAGTGTTGGTTATAAGGCTTTTGTCACCTACCTTTATCTCAGTATCGTACCTCTTGTTTAGAGGTTTAACGATAAAGTCAAATAAACTTTTCATTAGTATTCTAGATCATACTCAACGGATATTGCCATGTTAGAATTAAACTTCTTCCATGGCATAACCTCGTCTTTCTTTTTTATGTAAATACTATAAGAGTTGTCGCTCTCAGAATACAGTATAGCCGATATAGTATGGCCACCATACACTTGCTGACCGACAGCGTAATGCATTGCGTCGTTTTTGTAATCAGAACCTATACTTATTTTTCTAACTACAGAGCTCATTAGTCTTCAGATTTAACTACAGATAATTCACTATCATC